GGAGGGCGGCTATAGAAGACTTTAATAAAATGGTGCCAATGCCCAGCACTCCCACTGGAACAATAGAGCAAGTTATTTCTGACGGAATGCCGATGGAGCAAGATGTGTACGTCATGGATCCAAATTTGGGAAATAGTCCTCCAGCAAATCCTTTTCAGGCAAATGTGGACTTTATGAACAATATTGCCCAAGAGAATATCTTGGAGGGCGGTGCGAGTCCCAGCTACAGCTTTGATCCACAGACGGGTCAGTATGCTGTAGATAGCTCGGCGTATGGTCTTACTGGTGACGCGGCAATAACTTATTATAGCCCTGCGGAATTTGAGTCAGAGTTTGGAAGGGCATTAGGTGGCTTGCCTAGTAATCAATCGGCAGATATTCAAGTCCCCGATATGCAAGCCCGCATTGATGAGATGCAAGCAAGGGTAGCGGCTAATCAGGCGGCCCCTGCGGCTAATCCAGCTATGGCGATGAGCCCCGAAGAACTGGCGGCTTTGCGAGAGCGAATAAGCGGCATGAACTTTGGCGGCTTTGGGGGCAACTTCAACATCCCAGCACAGGCTGTGGTTCCAGAAGCGGCGCCCAAAGTGACACCGGAATCTTTAATGGCGCAAATGCCCAACAATCCTTTTATGGGCGGCTTTGATAGAGAAGCGCTTATGGCTAGAATTGAAGCCATGCAAGCTCAAAACGGCGGCAACCCAGTGAAAATGGCTGGCCCGATAACAAACAGTAATGGTCGTAACACCGCAAAGACTGTGGGCTCAAGACCAATGATGAACAGAAACCCAATGTTCCAAGGAGGAAGATAATGCCAAACGTAGACGGTAAAAAGTTTCCATACACAACCGCTGGAAAGAAGGCGGCAAAGAAAGCTATGAGTATGAACATGGGCGGCGAGCCAAAAAAAGCCATGAAGTACAACATGGGTGGCGCCGCAAGCAAAAAAATGCGCCCGCCATCAAACATGAACTGCGGTTTGTTTGGCAGAACTCAAGGCAAGATGAGCGGCGGAAAAATGAAGCCTGTCGGAATGAAGGGCGGCGGTATGCCCAATATTGGTAAAAATAATTTACGGCGACCATAATGGCTGTAAGCGGAACCAAAACATTTGAGTTAGACGTTGCTGATTACGTCGAAGAAGCATTCGAGCGCTGTGGCTTGGAGCTACGAACTGGTTACGACTTAAAATCGGCCAATCGAAGCTTGAACCTTATGCTGTCAGAGTGGGCGAATCGCGGTTTAAACCAATGGACGATCAGTCAAAAAGTTTTGCCGATGGTAAAGGGCACGGCTGTTTATACGATAGATGCCGCCAACCCAACGGCAACGATTGACGTCTTGGATGTTTTTGTGCGCGAGACAATTAGCTCTCAGGTCACAGACGTACCGATGAGCCGAATGAGCAGATCTGAGTATGGAAATCTTTCGACTAAGGATACGACGGGTAAGCCCAATCAGTATTTTGTGGACAAGCAAATTACTCCCACAATTACGGTGTGGCCTGTGCCAAGCTCAACGAACTACTCTTTATACATCAATGCTCTGACCCGAATGGATGACGCCGACGTTGGCGCCAATACTTTGCAAATGCCATTTCGGTTTTATCCGTGTTTGGCGGCGGGGCTTGCGTACTATATTGCTTTGAAAAGGGCGCCCGAAAAAGTATCAATGCTCAAGCAACTTTATGAAGAAGAGTTTGAGCGTGCTTTATCGCAAGATCAGGATCGAGTATCTTTCAGAGTGGCCCCCGATTTACGCGGCTACAATCTTAGCTGATGGCTTACGCATCTGACAGGTTGGCATACGGGGTTTGCGATATCACTGGATTTCGCTACCGTCTGCGCGATATGAGAAAGACTTGGGATGGCTTGTTAGTTGGGCCAGATCAGTGGTCGCCCAAAGAACCGCAGTTAATGCCCAAGCCAACGGCGGTAGATCCGCAGGCGCTTAAAGACCCAAGGCCAGATCCTTCATCAAACGGCAAAGATTTTTACGCAAACTTTTTAGTATACTCCACTTACAAGGATGGGGTTCTTGGCACAAAGTTGCAAACTTTTGCAATGAATGCTAATGTTGGCACAGTGGGAGTTACGATAACATGAGTTTCACGCTTGGAACACTTAAAACCGCTGTGCAGAATTATATGCAAGTTGACGAGACGACGTTCAACGCAAACCTCGACGAGTTTATCAGAGAAAGCGAAGACCGAATATTTTCGTTGGTTCAACTTCCAGAGCAGAGAAGAAATGTCGCTGGATTGTTGTCACAAAACAATAGGTTTTTGGCAACCCCAACAGATTTTTACGCGCCTTTTTCTCTGGCTGTAATTGATTCAAATAAATATCATTATTTGATTTATAAGCACCCAAGCTTTTTAAAAGAATATAGTCCAGATACCACTGTTACGGGGCGCCCGAAGTATTACAGCCTATTTGATCAGGCGTCTTTTGCATTGGCGCCAGTACCGAGCGCACAGTACAACGTAGAGCTTCATTATTTGTTCAAGCCAAATAGCATAACGCTTAACAATGACGACGCGGCTACCACGCTGTTATCCACAGAGTATTCGGATGCGCTTTTGTACGGCACCTTGGCAGAGGCCGCTATATTCCTAAAAGAAACCCCCGACGTCGTAGCTTCCATCGAGACTCGGTTTAACCAAGCGGTAGCTAGAATGAAGAACTCTAGCGAAGGCAGGGCGAGCCGAGATGAATATCGATATGATCTACTGCGAACGGGCGTTACTTGATGAAGAAACCAAAAGAACTCAAAGGTAAGAAAATAGCAATAATCGGGCTTGGCGCCTCCCAGATCGACTACATCATTGGTCTTGAAAACTCAAAGCAATGGGATGAAGTTTGGGTAATAAACTCTGCAATATCTGCATACGATTACGACAGGGTATTTATGATGGATCCTGTGAGCCGTTATCTTGATACCGAAGACGCGGGCAATCAGACAGAAGTCATGCGAAGACTGTTACCAGAAGTAACAAAACCTATTTATTCATGCGAGAAAGATGATCGAATTCCAGCGATTGTTGAATATCCACTTGCCGAAGTCTGCACAGAAGGCAAGTGTGCCTACCTAAATACTACTGTGGCGTACAGCGTAGCTTTTGGTTTGTGGGCAGAAGTTGCCGAGATGGATCTTTTCGGCATGGACTTTAGTTACAAAGAAAACATTCACTTTGCCGAAGCGGGCAGAGCTTGCCTAGAGTTTTGGATTGCCAAGTGTATCGGAGCAGGAATCAAGATTGGCGTGTCGCCAAGATCGACTTTACTTGATTCAAACGTGCCAATTACTGAGCGTCTGTATGGCTATCACAGATTGAATGATCCGCTTGTGGCTATGTCTAGCCCCGAAGGCGATTGGATATTGTGCCCTAGATCTCAATTGTCGAGTATGGTCAAAAAACACGATCTGACCACAATTACCTTGCCAACTTCGCCGGAGCCATACAAAGGATGATTGATGATAATATCGGATTTTCCATGGGAAAGATCTCAGTGGAAACCACAAACAATAAGGGTCACGACGTCGAGTTTTGGGCAGAAGACGCCACAAACAGAATTTGCGGCATCTCAGAACAGGCGGCGCCTCACATAAAAGAACAGGCGCTGGCTTTCCGAAAAGCCATTTACGGTGTTATACTAAATGGAATGAAGAGTGCAATTGCCTCTGATCGCACGACGCTGTGCAATAAGTTTTATAATATTGGGCATACAGAAATAGCAAAAATTCTCAAGGAGATGTAAATGGCTATAGCATCTGCAATCGCAGTATCATTCAAGCAACAGTTGCTTGTTGGAACGCATAATTTTACGCAAGGCGGAAATTCGTTTAAGTTGGCGTTGTACACTAGTAGCGCAAACCTTGGGGCTGGCACCACCGCCTATGTAACGACGGGTGAATCTTCGGGTACTAACTATACAGCGGCTGGAAGCGCCTTAACTAACGTCACTCCGTTCGCTACTGGCACTACTGCCGTTTGCGACTTTGCAAATTTGACGTTCTCTAACGTAACAGTAACAGCGAGAGGATGCCTGATCTACAACGATACAAATTCAGATAAAGCTGTTTGTTCGGTAGATTTTGGCGAAAACAAAACCTCAAATGCTGGAGACTTCACCGTGGTCTTCCCTAGCCCTACGGCGACTGGCGCTATTATTCGACTGGCTTGATGATATATGCCGCTGTCAAAAGTAGATTTCCAGCCGGGTATCAATAAAGAAGAGACTGATTACTCGGCATCTGGGGGGTGGGTTGACGGTAACCTTATACGCTTCAGAAAGTCGAGAGCCGAGAAAATCGGCGGCTGGGTGACGCTCGGGCTAAATACTTTTCTGGGAATTGCGCGAGCTTTGCATAGCTGGATAACTTTAGGCGGCACGCGACTTTTAGGCACAGGCACAACTTTCAAATATTACATCGAGAGCGGAGACGTATATTACGACGTCACGCCAATTCGATCTACCACCAGCGCTGGTGACGTTACATTTAGCGCCACAAATGGATCAACCACCTTAGCCGTAAATGATACTGGTCATGGTGCCGTTACTGGGGACTTTGTTACTTTCAGCGGCGCCGCGACCTTAAGCGGAGCAATCACTGCGGCTGTTTTAAACCAAGAGTATCAAATTCTTTTGGTCACTGGGTCAAACACGTACACAATTACTACCAAAGACACCAGTGGAAACATTGTGCAAGCGACGAGTGGTGACAGCGGTAACGGTGGAGGAAGCACCGTAGGCATTTATCAGATTAATGTTGGGCTGGACAATTTTGTAGCTGGCACTGGCTGGGGATTAAACACTTGGGGTTCTGGCGCGTTTGGTTCGTCTTCCGCCATAGGATTTTTAAATCAGTTGCGTATTTGGACGCACGACAACTTTGGTGAAAACTTAATAATTAACCCCAGAGGCGGCAGTGTCTATCGCTGGGTTGAAAATAGCGGTTTAGCCGTTCGCGCTGTTGATCTAGCTACTACTACTGGCGCCAACTTGGTTCCCAGAGCGGCGCTTCAAGTTATCACTTCAGAAACCGACAGGCACTTGATAGTGCTTGGCGCCGATCCGATATCAAGTGGATCTAGGACTGGCACTCTTGACCCAATGCTTGTGGCGTTCTCTGACAGCGAAAACGAACTAGAATTTGAGCCGCTTGCAACAAACAGCGCGGGTAGCGTCAGGCTTTCCTCTGGATCACTGATCATTGGTGGCTTAAAGTCACAACAAGAGGTATTGATCTGGACAGACACCGCTCTGTACAGTATGTCCTTTATTGGCCCACCACTAACTTTTGCCATCAATTTAATTAATGAGGGCGCTGGTTTAATTGGCCCCAAAGCGGCAGTGGCCTCTTCGGCGGGCGTTTTTTTTGCAAGCAAGGGTGGGTTTTATCTTTATTCGGGAACTGTTACAAAGCTTCCCTGCTCTGTGCAAGAATACGTTTTCGAGGACATAGATCTAAGTCAAGCGTTCAAATGTCACATGGGGCTAAACAGCCAGTTTGGCGAGATGTGGTTCTTTTACCCGTCAATCACTGACGGCACCGGAGAAATATCTCGCTACGTTATTTTCAACTACGAAGAAAATACTTGGTCGATAGGATCTCTGGTCAGATATTCTTGGATAGATTCTGGCGTAGAGAATAACCCAATTGCGTCGGGCATAGAAGCTGGAAGCTATGTAAACTATCTGCAAGAAAGCGGATTCGACGACAATGAATCTGCAATGAATGGCGTATTTATTGAATCGGCAGACATTGCCATTGGCGATGGCGATCAGTTTGCTTTTATTAAAAAAATTATTCCAGACTTGGCGTTTTTTACTCAAACAGGTGTTGGAACTACGCCCGCGATGAATCTTGTTTTAAAGCGGCGAGACTTTAACAACCAGACTTTAACCACAGACTCGACAACCCAAGTAACGCAATCCTCCACATTCAGTAACGTGAGAAGCAGAGCACGGCAGATTGTTCTGCGGTTTGAGAGTGACGACGACGCTACACAGCAGTTAGGCTACAAATGGCGACTAGGATCGACAAGGATTGACATTCAGCCTAGCGGAAGACGCTAATGAGTCGGTTGTTACAAACTCGATTACCAGTTGCCGCTGGCGGTGCTGTTGATTCGGCTACCTTTAATCGCCTTGTTAGAATATTAGAAATAAACCTTGGCGCCGTCGATTTCACTATATCGCCGCATTTTAATTCAGATGAAGTGGCTAGTTTACAGTTTGCCACTGGTGCTATAATCTTTAACACGACTTTAGAGATTCATCAAGCCTTTGATGGGGTTGAACTCAGAGATCTCTACAGTCATCAAATTTACGTGCTGAATAGTAGCGGCATTACTTCGGCGGTCGGCGCCTTGACAGTGAGCATTTAATCAATGAATACAGAATTAGAAGATACGTTGATGGGAATAGTTACTGCGCAATCAATGTCGTATGGCGGCAGTGTACAGCCTCGCAAAATGGCTGATGGAGGAACCGCTCCAAGCCAGAATCAAATGGATATGATGATGCAGGCGGAGCAGGCTGTTGCTGAAGCGCCAACAGATCCGAATGCCGCAATTTCTCAAGCAATTGAAGAGCTAATGATGCAGGCGGGTATGACCGACGATCCCGCAGAAAAAGCAAAGCTTGA